TTTATAATGGCAACAGTAAATTTAACAAACCCACAAGAGGAAATTATCACGGGTAATGACAATATTGTCATAATCGATAATTTTCAATCAATTCGTGGCGGCAGAAGTCTTAATGTCGATGGCTATCCGCATGATGTTATTCATGCGGGACATGTTATCATTAAGGACGCAGCTGGGGAATATTATCCCATGCCGCTAAATGCAGCAGGAGATGCGTATGGTACGCTACCGTTAGAAGATGATGAAACGACTCCTTACAAGTATGCAGGAATTCTTATTGCAAGCATTCCGACTTCGAGACCCTTTGCAGGGATTATGGTAAGAGGAACAGTTAATGTGAATGCAAGTCCTTTTCCGTTAGACAATATTCTTAATGATGTAAAAGCAGCTTTGCCGCTGATAGTATTCACAAATGATAAAGCTTAAGGATTATGGAACAGAGCTTATATTTTAAATATATAGAGAAATATTTTCCTAAGCTTGTTTTAGGAATTACCGAAAAGTTGAATGACAAGAATCAAACAACTTTATCCTACCTACACAAACAATTATTAGGTACGGATTATTCGGTAGATGGACGTTGGGAATCTCTAACTGGAACTTATTCCAGAGTGGCAGCTGATGTTGTTTCTATGGATTCTTCGCTTCCGCTGAAGAAACGTGATTCGCTCGGTAGAGCGTCTGGTGACCTCCCAAAAATAGGGATGGAATTATTCTTGAATGAGAAACAAATGTCGGACATTGACGCACTGATTGCACAAAAAGCAAACATCGATACCATCATTTCTAAGATATTCGCTGACACTCCTAGAGTGATTACAGGCGTATTGGAACGATTGGAGTATATGTTCTTGCAAGGTCTGTCGACTGGCGTTGCGTTGGTTGATTCCGATAATGTTGGTGCTGGTGTAAAGGTTGATTACCAATACCTGACTGAAAATCAGTTTGGGGTTCAGGTTCTTTGGGATAGTCCAACTACAGCTAAACCGTTGGATGATATTCAACGTGTGGTTGACAGAGCCGAGTCTCTTGGATACAACATTAGGAATATGTATGCCGATACGTATGCAATCAATAAATTCCTTGCGTGTGACCAGGTACGTCAGCAATATGCTTTTGTTATCGGTTATGTTGGTGCATTGAATAATGTTCCAATACCGAGTTTAGAACAAGCAAACGTATTACTTAACGACAAATTCGGATTAACGCTGACGAAAGTAAATCGCTCGGTTGTAACCGAGGTTAACGGTGTAAGAACACCTGTTAAACCCTGGCAAGAAGGAATGGTGGTATTCACGGTAGAAGATAGAGTTGGTTCTGTTGTTTGGACTGACTTGGCAGAAAAGAAACATCCTGTTGCAGGCGTTTCTTATGAGACTGCAAACGAGTTTATTCTTGTATCGAAGTATCGTGTCAACAGACCGTCTTTGAGAGAATACACCACTTCTCAAGCAAGGGTAGTGCCTGTTATTACCAACGTGGATAAAATCTTTACGTTAGATTCTAAGACTGTACAAGCATGAAAGTTGTAGTATTGGATAAATTCGCTGACAAGTTCGATTTCAGAAAAAAGTATGAGAAAGGACAAATAGTCGAATTTGACGATGACAGAGCAAAAGATTTGATTGCACGTAAGTTGGTAAAGAAATACGAAACATCAGAAAAACCTAATCCTGTAAAACATACGCAGGTGAATAAGCAGGAGTCGGTTAAGAAACAAAAGAAAGATGAACTATCGGGAAGCAATACGTGAGGATTTACACCCTTTTCCTGTACGCACGTCTTTAATTGAAAGACAATGTGTAAAACAGGGGGTATCTCCTATTGACGAAAATATAGATGAAAAAATAGTTTCCATGTGTGTTTTGGAGATTCTCTCCCAAATGATTGCCTTAGGAGGTGTATCAGAGGGAGGGGTCTCTTTTTCTTTTGATACGGAAAAAGTTAAGGAACGTATTAAGAGTATATGCCGCAAAAATGGATTCGATTATTCTCTATATATTCCTGAACCGAAAGTAATAAGACTTGAATGAGAGGTTTCATTAATGCACAGATAGTTGTGCCTGGCTATATCGACGAGAATGGCATACCAGTCTCGGGTAGTGTAAGCTGGGGAGATGATGTTGAGTGTAAGTATTTTGCAGTTACGAATGACAATAAAGGTCGTTATAATGATGGGGAGTTTAAGAGAATTGCTTATGAGATAACGACTGAAAATATGGATTTCGATGCAAAAATAATTAGACTAAAAGACAGCAAAGGAAGGGTTATCTGTGAAAAGGAAGTCCAAAGTCTCGAGGAATTAGAAGATGTGCAACGAGTAAAGATAACGATATGATAGAGATGACAACGCCGATGAGCGAAATAGACAAGTTTATTGCTGACGAGATACGAAAATCGGAAAAAGATATTATTAAGAAATTATCGTATATCGGAGAGGCAGCAGTAAACGAAGCTCGTTCTAACGGTGATTACATTGATAGAACAGGTAATCTTCGCACATCTGTTGGTTACACTATCTTAAACGACGGAAAAACGGTTATATTATCCGATTTCAACAAAGTTAAACAAGAAAGTACCGAAGGTGAACAAACAAGTTTGGCTTTGATTAATGAGTTGAAAGAAAAATATAACAAAGGGTTCGTGTTAATAGTAGTAGCTGGTATGGACTATGCGGTATATGTGGAGGCACTTGGTCGAAACGTATTATCATCGTCTAAATTATTGGCAGAATCAATGTCAAAAAGATTGTTATGAAAAAAACAGGATTACAGTTTGAGCAGGATTTCTTTAACGCAGTGAAAAATTCACTTGGCGTTAAAGGTCAATATTTCAGAGATGGAGTGAGACCGATTGAAAATGTAGCAACAAGTGAGGACTGCATAGTAATCTTTAAAACAGGGATTGATGGAGATATTCAGGTAGGGTATGTAACGATAAACGTTTATATCCCTGATATTGCTTTCGATGGGCGGAAAGTTAAGGATATTGCACGATGCGGAGTCATTGAATCAGCGCTTAACACGTTTGCGGAGAGTGTATCACTTCCCGATTATATGATTGAGCGTGAAGGAACGATACAAACATTTAAAGTATTTGAAACGGATGAGCATTTTGTTCATCTTGAATTAAAATATAATTATTCAACAATAAATTAAAAGATTATGGCAAATTTAGCATGGGGGAAGCCCAAAATAAGAATTACAAAACTTGGTGGTACTGAAACACCGATTGTTATCCCTACACCTGTGGAAGGCTCAACACAGTTGACTACAACTAAGGGTGCGACAAGGGAAGCTCCACTTGAAGGTGGAGGGTTTGAAGACAAGGCATATAATCGAAACACCTATGTGTTCGAGTTTGAAATTTATGCTGCAAAAGGTCGTGAAAAACCTGTCGAAGACGTTGACGGTGTTATTGAAGGACAGTACAAAATCGAATTACAGCCTGAAGACCCTACTGTCGAGGGTATTATAATTAACAAATGTATTCTGTCTGTAGAGGACACGTATTCTGCGGAGATAGGTAAGAAATGGAAATATACTGCCGATGTTCTTGTACCAGACGGTGAGGGGGAATCTATTTCATACGAAGTTGTAACTTTTACTTAATTGAGTGCGGGGTAGCACCCGCATTCTTTTTATTATGAATTATTATGAATATAGAGAAACAAATAGAAATGGCTGTATCCGACGCCGTTACAGAAAAACCTATCGAACTAAAAGTAGGCAGTAGGAAGTTTAAAATAAACCCTCCTACGATTGGTAAGATGCAGATACTCTCTAAGTATTATCTGATGTTGGATTTGGACGAAGAGAAATTACAGGAAAATCCGCAATTAGAAGCGATGAGAGTATGCAGGGATAAATCGGATATAGTAACGGAATTGATGGCTGTTGCTACGTTTAACAACAAGGACGACCTCTTAAACGATGATAAAATTAAAGAGCGTGCGGAATATTTTAAGTGGAACAGTAAGGTAGAGGAGTTTTCTATAGTTTTACTCGCACTTCTTACGCAGACGCAATACGAAAATTTTATTACCTCTATTCGATTGACGGAGATATTAAGGCAAAACAAGCCGAAATAAAGAAATTGAGCGGGTCGAATAGAGTAATAGGTGGTCGCTCAATTTGGGGTGGGTTGTTAGATGTAGTTTTACAACGGTATCATTGGACATTGGATTATCTTTTATGGAGTGTGAGTTATCAGAATGTTCAGATGTTACTTGCAGACCAGACAAGCACAACAAGTGAAGAAGAAATTATCAATGCGGATGACCCGAGAAATAGAGAAAAAATCAAACAAATGTTCACATGAGTGTACACTATAACATAACTGCAAATAATGAAGACTTTAAACGGAAGTTTGCAGAAGTTCGTAATGAAATAAAATCAAGCGAAACTACTGCTCAAAAAGCTTCGAATAATATACAGGCGTCATTAAAGAGGATGGCTGCAGGTATGGGAGGGTTATTCGCTGTAAACATGTTCAAGAACATGGTTAAAGATATAGAAAGAGTAAGAGGTGAGTTTCAGCAGTTGGAAATAGCCTTTACTACCATGTTAGGCAGCAAGCAGCTTGCAGACCAGTTAATGAGACAAGCTGTCGAGACGGCGGCTAAGACACCTTTTGATTTGATGCAAGTGGCGTCAGGTTACAAACAATTAATGGCTTACGGTATGGAGTTTGAGAAGCTCAACGATACGCTTATTATGTTAGGAGACGTAGCCAGTGGTGTTGGCGCACCTTTAAATGATATTGTCTATTTGTACGGAACATTGAAGGCGTCGGGAAGGGTTGTGACTATGGATATTCGCCAATTTGCTGGACGAGGCATTCCTATTTACGAAGAGTTAGCTAAGGTGCTAGGTGTCGCAACGAATCAAATAAACGAACTTGTAAGCGCAGGGAAGGTAGGGTTCGAAGACATTGAGCAGGCTTTCAAGAATATGACTTCAGAAGGCGGAAGGTTTAACCACCTTATGGAAAAACAATCCGCAAGTATTGTTGGATTGAAAGCTAATTTAGGAGATGCAATTGATACTGCTCGAAATGATATAGGTAAGAAATTACAACCTGTTTTTGAAGGGTTACTTAAAACACAACTAAACATAGTAGAGAACTATGAAGAAATAGGGAAAACAATTTTAGGCTTAGCAGCAGCGTTTGGTTCTTACAAGGCAGTTTTGATTGCGGTATCCGCAGTAGAACGGCTGAATATGAGACTTTTACGACAAGCCGTTTTGGAGAGAAAGCTGGCTGCTATGAGCATGCAGGTAATTTCAAAAGAACAGGCTATATATATAGCAAGGACAAAAATGCTTACTATTGCCAAACAAGGATTAGGCAGGTCTTTAAAATCTCTTTTGACAGTTTTAACACCTAATCCTTATGTTTTATTGGCTACTGCCGTTGCCGGATTGACGTTTTCGGTATATAAATTAATTACAGCCGAGAACGCAGCCGAGATAGCCGCTAAATCGCTCACAGAGGCGCAGGAGAAAAGGACACAAGCAATAGGAGATGAAAGAAAAAAGACAGAAGAGCTTATAAATAAATTAAAAGACGAAACACTAACGAGAAGGGAGAGACAGTCCTCATTAGAAACGTTGCAAAAAAAATATCCAGCTATATTCAAAAACCTGGATATAGAAACGGCAAAATATTTAAATCTAAGTGATGTATTAAAGCAGGTTAACGAGCAATTAGAGCTCAAAACACGTGCACAAATAAGATATGAGATAGCCACTGCACAGGAACTGTTGAACCGTTTGCAATCTGGGAAAATAATGAGTTTCTCGGAAAGAGGAGAATTGAATAGAATACTTGGGTTAAAATGGAGTGAAAGCATATTTATTAGTGCAAATGAGATGATAGGTGCGCTTGAGAAACACATATCTGGATTAAAAGACCAAGAAAATGCTATGCTTTTGAGTTCTTATAATGCAGTGTCAAATGAAGTAAAACGTGCAAGGCTTATTGAACAAAGGAATGAGTTACAAGAGAAATATAACGAGTTGGCAAGTCAAGAACAATCGATTTGGGCTGGTAATGAATTCGCAAGGACTGCACAACTTGAGCTATATGAAAAACAAATTTTACATTTAAATAAGCAAATAGAGGAATATGGTACGACAATAGGAACAACTGTGGAAAAGAACAAGGCTTATTGGGAAGAAGAAAAGAAAAATGCAGAGGAAGCATTAGGATTATTGACAGAAAAAAATACAGCAAAGGAATGGGAAGAAGCAAGACAAAGGATTATTAGGGCAGAAAAGGAACTAGATAGATATAGGGTTTCTATAAAAGAAGAAGAAACGCCTGATTACTATATTTTCCCGAGAATAACGAGAGAAAACACAGAAAGAATAATCGAAGAAGTCCGAGAGTTCAACAAAAAGATGTTATCAGAGAATGAAAAAGCTGTTAAGGAACAGTTTAAAGCCGAAGAAGAAGCAAGGATAGAGTATTTAATCAGGTGGGGAAACTTTGAAGAGAAGAAAAATGCACTAATAGATAAATTTAACAAAGAAGCTAAGGAAGCAAGAACAAAAGCAGAGGAGGATAATCTTTTTAGAGTACTTTTGGAAGACCTCGATAGGCTCGCTGTTGAGGAATTTAGGGGAAAAATAGATTTTGCTGAGATTTTTTCCAATATCGATGAAAAAAGTGTCGGCGCTATAAAAATTTTAAGAGATAAGTTGGCTAAATACATAGAATTAGCCGCAAATAGTATGAGTCCCGAGCAACTTAAACCACTTACGGATGCGTTGCTTGAAATGGATGTTATACTAAGGGAAAGGAAACCTGGATTAGCACTTGCGGAGTCGCTTGAAAAGGCGATAAGCGCATATAAAGACCTCAAAGAGGCGGAGGAATCGGGGTTAAGTGAGGATAGAATTAATGAATATAGAATAAACTTTCAAAATGCTATGGCAGAGCTTGCCGTAAGCATTCAAAATGTTATTAATCAGTTTGAGGAGCTTGGAAATATTGCTATCAGCTTTATCGGAATATTTAACGATGAGGCAGCAGAGGCAGCAAACAACATCCTTGATATAGCGAGTGGCGCAGCGGAGGCTGGTGCTGGCGTTTCAAGGATATTCTCTGGCGATATAATAGGTGGCACTATAAACCTCGCAAGAGGAATTACAAGAGTTACGGTTAGCATTGTGGGGATGTTTGATTCTTCTAAGGAAAAGAGAATCAAAAGACTTCAGGAGCAAATCGACCAGTTGACTGTTTCGTACAATAATTTAGGGAAAGAGATTGAGAGAGCTTATAGTG